GTCCTGTTGAGTTTACAGAGAAACCAGTTTCTGTAATTGCTCCTGTATCGCCAGCTTCATTAATTACATTAAATCCACCTTTTGATCTTATTGGACCACTAAATGTTGAGTTTGCCATTTTAAACCTCCTTGGTTATATAGACCTTACTACATAGTCTCTATATCGTCTGCATATGCAGTCTACGTAGTTCTTATATTTATGTATACAGTTTTAAAGAAAATTTGCAATAAGAAGAATGGGGGATATACCCCCATTCTTTGGTTATTTATTAAGCTCCTGGTGAGCCAAAGATACCTCTAGGATCAGAGAATCCAAATGAATATCTCTCTCTAGCTTTGTATCTTACGTTACCTGTATCAAAATCGCCTTCCATAGAAGTTTTGATAGGCGCACGATTAAAGTGCTTTAGACCATTAGGTGCATCAGTTTTAATAAAGAATGCATCTGTATCTGTTAGATAATGGTTGATAACGTATCCGCCAGGGATCATGCCCATGTTGGCGATTGCGTTAATATCATTATCTGAAGTTGCACTTCTTAACTGACTCTTCATTAATCTTTCAGCTACGAACTGAAGATTAACTGGAATGATCATCTTTGTTGCCTTTACAGCGATTTTAAGACCACGATTATCAATAAAGCCTGCGATGTCAATTAATGACTGCTCTAATGATGTTTCGTTCAAGTCAGCAGATGTTGATAGTTCGTTGGCATAGTTGCCACCTGCTACTGTTAAGTGTGCAGTTGAACATAATTCAACACCGTCTCCGCCTGTGAAAGAAGAGTTAAATGCTCTGTTAAGAACATTTGCGCCCTTGATTTCTTTAGCGTTAGCCATTGAACGTGCTAAAGCCTTTGTATATCTAGAACTTAGGCTGTCGTAAAGGTTATCCTCTACGGCTTCCTCAGTAATAGCAAATGCTAAAGCAATTGTTTCGTGTGAGTAACGACTAGTGAAAGCTTCTGTAGCATCGTCAAATTGTACGCTTGCTCCTTCAGCTTTTACTGGTGCACTACCAAAGCCAGAAAGTTCTACTTCTTCCTCAAACGCTCTGTCTGAGTTTTCAGTGTCAAAAATTTCTGACCACTCCTGCTCGTATCTTGCATATTCTAGACCGAATAATGCATTAAGACCAGGTTCCAACTCTTTGACAAGTTGACTTCTTGATATAGCCATCTATTAGTCCTTCCTATTAGATACCAGCAGTATTAGCATAATGAAGACCTTCGTTAATTCTAACGATGTAGTTTCCATTTGCACTTGCTGTGTCACTGTTACTTTCAGTCGTACATACGTCTACGATTCTGAATTGTGCTGTAGCTGCAGTAATTGAACTGGAGTCTAACTCTTGTTTAGATCTTCCAATAGCTGTGCTACCTGCGTGAGTTGATACTAAGTCAGCATTTGATCCTCTATTATCAGGCCATGAAGCTCCGATATTAGTGCTGTCTTCTTGTACTTCGAAAAGTACGTTTGGGTCATCAATAACAAAAGCTACTGCATCACTTGCGACAGTGCTTGCAGGCCAATGTTTTGAGAATGTCGGTTTACCTGTAGAGTCAGTGAAAAAACATCCATTAAATACGCCAATCAGATTAGTTGCTGCTGCAGCTCCTACGGTAACAGTACCGTCTGAGTGTAACTCAACTGCATCTCCAGTGAAGATATTACTAGAATATCCACTTTCAATATCATAACTTGTTTGGCCGCCATTAAATGGTGCTCCACCCAACATCTTTGCAGGTCTAAAACCGAACGGTGCGTCTTTGTTTGCCATGGTTATAAGTCCTCCTTAACCAGTTAGTTGTTTTATAAGTGATAGGACCCATAACAAAAATTAATTTTTGTCGTTTCCTCTACCACTGCCAAAAGTAACCCTACTATTCCTCTCGGAAGAAATAGGCATACTTCTATGCTGCTCTTTAAAAAGATTATTATCGACAGATTCTTCTTGCGTCTTAGTTTGTTCTGCAAAATATTCCGATCTCTCTTCGACAATTTCTTCTGGTATACGAGCAAGCAATAATCCACCAACTCCGATAACACCAGCGTGCGATCCATTTTCTATTGTAGGTGAGTGAAAATCTGGAAACTCATCAGCACGAACTAGCTCGAATCCTTCACGAAGTCTTCCAGCCATATTCTTTCTGTCTTCAGTTCCTAGAGTCTCAGCTCTTATCCACCTATGTTTAAATCCTGGAGGCGCCGGTGGCGCTTCTAAGCTTGACGGTGGGCGCCAAGGTTGTGCTCTCTTTGTTTTTTCACGAGAAGCATCGGTGCGTGAGGTCTTTTTGGTTTTATCTTCCATGCTATTACTCCTTCACGTATTTAGCGTATTCCTCCAGAGGTACTCCAAGTCTCTTGGCGATATGGACTTGGCTCGGAGATAGTCTAACTGTCTTGCGTCCTGATGTTGATTGCGTTGTTGAACGACCAGCAGAAGCTACGGGTTGGACGGGTCTCGTAGATTCCGAACTATTTGCCCCAAACTTATGGGGAAACTCGGTTTTGATCCTATTATCAATTTCAGCATAATACTCATCTGAATTAGGATTGAATCCATCTTCTTCAACTAGTTTTTTATGTATTCCAAAACTAGCATAAGTCATTGCCTCATCTTTACCAAACCAAGGGTTTTTTTCAGCCCAAGCTTCGGCTTTAGGATCTACTTTTTTAGGAGGAGCTTCTCGAAGTTGTTCAGGTGTGACATCCTCTTTCTGTTCCTCTTTTAAACTTTCCTTAGCTTCTTTTGTAGCTAAAAGACGCTCATTGTCAATAGATAACTTTGCCAAGGCTTTTTGTGCTTCAACTTGTGCTGACGCATCTCCTGCTTGAATTGCAGTTTGTAAATCTTGTTCCGCCTTTTTAGTTTCTATTTGAGTCCTAGCTTCAAATTCTTGAATATAGGAAGCATCTAAGCTATTTGATTTAGCTTTTAGTTTTTTATTCTCATCTGCTACACGTTTTGCATATTGAAAAGAAGCTTGTTCTCTTCTTTCTGCTTCACGTAGTTTGCCTGTAAGTTTGTTAATTCTAGTTTTAACTTTATCACTGTACTCTTCAAGTTCTTCACCTTGACCTTCTTGAGTTACAACTTCAAGTTGTGAATTATCTTTAGTTTCTTCTTGTTTTTCTTCTTGTAGATTAATATCTACAGAATCCCCTTCTGATGGGACACTAACGACAGGTTCATCTTTTGCTGTGTTTATTGCTTGTTCTGGCATGGCTCCTCCATGTTATTAATATAAATGCAAGATATCCTCTGGATTCTTGATTGTTGCTAAAATTTCGTCATCATTTAAAATACGAATTTCTCCACCTTCTATTTGTAGGCGAGAACCTGCATATCTACCAAAGATAACCCAGTCTTTCTCTTTACACCACGGACCTTCCGGGAATTTGTTTACATCATTGTATGCATCTGGTCCAACACTTAACACATATCCACATGTTGTGCTGACTGATTGCATTTCAATTGTTTGATCTGATAAAATGATACCGCCTTTTGTTTTACCTGTTCCTTTGTAAGGTAAAATTATTATTCTCCACCCTGTGGGTTTAGGTAATCTATCAGTTAATTTTTTTGGAATATTATTAGGATCAATTTCTTCTACTTGATCTTTTGCTACTTTACCAAAGTTTAAAACTTGGTCTGGAATCGGCTTACTCAAATTGTATTCTCCTTTTTTGCAAGAACTCTTTAAATTCTTGTTCTACGTTATCAAGGCCTTTTAATTGACCCATCATATACTTATAATTAGTATAGTCTGTAGCAGCGTCTGTCAATACAACATCGTGCACTGCTTTTTTATTATTCTTAATTATTCTGTTTAGTTCTTCTATTAATTCTATTGGATCCATATATCATTTCTTTTTAGTAATCATTCCTTTTATACCAGGTACCGCCCTAACCCCCAGACTGACACTGCAGGCTAAATATAATAAATGGGTATAATACTCTGGTAAAGTTGAGAGAATTTGAAACCCACGTTCTATATGTGGTTGCATGAAAGGCAAGAAGCTGCAAATCGCTGGAATCATCAGGGCTAATAAAACAAATTCGTCTTTCCAGCTGCCCTTCATCTGATCAATCGCACTCTGCTCCCATTTAATTTTACCTGATACTATGTCCTCATTTCTTTTTTTCTCTGCTGCAATTTGAGCTATTTTAACTTCACCTTTTAATTTTTTAGTTTCAACGAAGCCTCTAACGGAGTCTGTTACAACTCCGAGTAGAGGTTTAGCGAGTAGTTGCCACATAATTTAGGCTCCACCCATTTTCCAAAGAATAGCTAAAACGATTGCACACACAACACCAGCTTTAATCCAGTCTTTCATGTTCCAATCATTCCACTCTTTAAGCCATCCCCATATGTCTTTAAGTAGTTTCATATCGTCCTCCTTAATTTGAAAATTATCTGTACTTGACGGTGTTCTTAACACCTTTATGACCTTGTGTGACAGTCTCAACGTCACCACCATCTTTGTACATCATACCTCCACCCATCATGCCAGGCACTTGGATTTCTTGAGGCATTCTAATGACTTCATCAACTTTGATGTCCCCACCTTTGTTATAACCCATTATCTTCTTAGCAACGTCAGGTCTTTTTGAAGCCAACGAGTTCATGCCTTTAGAAGGGTATTTTCCATTTTTTTTCATCTTTATCTCCTTAGTGTAAAGTTCTATCGGTATCACCGAAACTTTGTCTCATAACTTCTAGTAAAAGACTTGTTGCTATCTCTTCACCTAGCGCCTGAGTATATAGTATTTTTGTGGCATTTAAAAATGCATTCGCAATAAAAATTGTGTCCTCTTCTGACTCAGAATGCTCTTTAGTTATTTTATTAGCCTCCTGCAACACTTTTTGCGTTAATTTATTGATTTTAGCAGTATCCATTAACAGTTCCATTTTCTTAAAGATTTGTTAATCCTTGAATTAGGGTCATTTGCTGTCTTTGAACTTGTTAATTTTTTCTTCATACCAGACATTCTAGCACAAAAAGACTTTCTTCTACTAGCAGATTTTGAGCCTGGTTTTAATTTAGAAGGCTTGGTTGTTACTGCTGTTTTAAGCTTAGAACCTGGATTAGCAGCTCTGTAAGAAGCTACACCTTTTTTGTTCAGGCCCCCTGATTTACTTTTACCCTCTTTGCGTTGCCATGCTGGAGTTTTTGTCATTATCTACTTGCCGTACCATAACCACGTACAGCTAATCCTCCTGATGCTAATGTTTTAGCTATGTTAGGTTTTTTATCTGAACTTCTTCCGCCCGCCTCAACTTTTTGTTTTCTAGCTACTGCTGTTCTTTTTTTAGATTTAGACATTCCAGATGCTTTTGCAGCAGGAACACATTTAGGATAATTACTTCTTTTCTCTCCACCCGATCTACCACACTTAGGATAAGATCCGTCAGATTTTTTATTGGCTATATCTACCCAATTTTCACCAACCCAAGCTTTAAGACCTTTTTTTGCCATTCTTTTTACCAATAATTGATTTTAGAGTTTTAGCTTGACCAGCATGTAATTTAGATGCTTTGTTAAGTCCTTTAATAACTTTTTTTACTTTGTTTTTATTTTTTGGTTTAAGCATAGCTAGTTGACTTTCTTTTATTTGCCATAACAGCTCCACAACCTCTAGCAACACCACCTGTGTTTAGGTGTGATACTTTTTTTCTAGATTGAGATAACTTATTGCCATTACCTATCATGCCACCACTGGCTTTTTTGTTTTTCTTACCGCCTGGTGTTACTTTGCCTGAACAAACAGCACCAGCGTACATGTTTGCGTAAGCAGAAGGATAAACATCAAATTTAGCCTTAGCTGCGGCTTTTCCTTTTGCACATAGTTTGCCCATTTACTTATCTCCTCTTTTTTTAGTGTTTCTGTCT